AAGCCACACGAGAAGCTTTATCCTTACGCATACAAGCATCCAGAATATTATCAGCAATGAGGTCACAAAGCTTATCCGGATGCCCAGCACAAACACTTTCTGCTGTTTTATAAGTAATCATATTTTTCTCCTATCTTATTTATTTACCTCGCCTTGCCGTGAGCAGACGTTCCATTACATCGTCCTGCGGGTTAGCACCACTGTACTCACCGGTGCAATTTTCTTTGACGATCTGGAATATCTCCATCCACAACCGGTTTGTTTGGTTCATGTAATTTTGACCCATCGCCACATAAGGACTTTGAATGGCATTACCCGTAGTTGGGTGTTTTGCTAAAAAGCCATATTCAGTTACCGCTTCCTCACATTGGATCCAACGAGCCACGCTCATGGCATAGCGTTCTAACAGCTGTGGTGAGACGAGGGCAGCACACCCACGTTCATTCAGCCACTGCCATGTGTTTCTGTAGATTTCTCCTGCAACCAGTGCTTTGCCGTCTTTTTGTATAGCCTCAAGCATTTTATTAGGTTCAGGCATTTCAAGTCCTTTGAGATCAGCCGTATCCTGAAATTCCATCACGGTCAGTTTCCTGCCTCCTGGATTACCTTCGGCGATTTTGTCAGCCAGTGGTTTCTTCTTTGCTCCTGCACCGACACGAGCGCCACCTCGATTTGTACCGTCTTTTGCCATATAATCACCTCACTTTGCAGGGCCCAGGCTATTCCCTCGTTTGAAACCGCATTTTTTCACACGAAGCCCCACGCCGCTGTCCGCTTTAAAAAGTTTTAGAGATTTTACCGCCCCCACCGGTCACCGCTCTCGGCAGTGATTCTTGAGTGACAGGATTTACAAAGAGCCATGAGATTGCTCTTCTCGTTGCCTCCGCCTTTGGAGAGAGGGAGGATGTGGTGTACCTCTTCAGCTGGAGTGAGACTGCCTTGTTTCTCGCACTCCTCACAAAGAGGATGCGACTTGATGTAGCGGTCACGAATGCGTTTCCAAGCACGGCCGTATCGTTTGTTGGTGGCAGGGTCACGTTCATACTGGTTGTAATGTTTGTCCATTGCCTTTTGATGCTCGGCACAGTATTGCTCACGTTCAGCAAGCCGACCGCAGCCGGGATAAGCACAAGGACGCTTTGGTTTGTAGGGCATCGTTTCACCTCGCTTTCAGGGCATAGAAAAAGCCCTGCAGGACAAACCCACAAGGCTTGGAATCTATTCTATTTCGCTGATTATATAATAACATAAATGCAACTGTGGTATCTTGTTGCAAAGTGTTGCAGAATGTGCAAACTATATTTTAATAGGATCTTCAGGAAGAGTCACATGGTTAAGTGCTGCATTGTGCCACCTATAAACTGTTGTCCTGTCGGCATTAAGTTCATCACCGATTTGTTCCCAAGTGAAGTTATGCACATAACGATAGCGTAGAACCATGCGTTCATCCGTGTCTGCAACCTCGTTTATAACACACCTTATCTGCTCTTTGAGTGCTACAAGGTTATCTACTTCAGCATTTATCTTACTTTCCAAATCTATAATCCGCTCTAAACATCTTACAAACTTGGCATCTGTATTTCGTGAAGTTTGCACCTTTTCATCCCAACTTGGAGATGATACACTTGTTGCCATTTCTCTGAGGCACTCCATTTCCTCGATGTCAGATTGTATTCTTTTATCAAGCCTATAAGCCTGGTGTAAATATTCCTTTACTTTCATGATCTTCTTACCTCCGATCTTAAATTTTTGATTAGGAAATTCCCATCAACAGAGGTAAGTTCTCTATACCAATCAGTGTGGAAGAACCTCTCCACCTCGGCTATCATGTCCTTCGCAGGATCATAGCGGGGACGTTTTTTCAGTTTTTTTAGCGCATCCCTATAATCCTTGACAGCTTGCAGAATAATGGCGTTTGCAAGTTGCTCATAAGGGTCGGTCATCGCACCACCTCCAATTTTGCTTTTACTGCATCAATTAAAGAGGATTGTGTTTTTTCTTTTCTCGTAAGTGATACTATTACATCTTCATCTATGGTGTCTTTGGCTATAATATGGTGTATCACAACCGTTTCGTTTTGCCCTTGCCTGTAAAGGCGGGCATTGGTTTGCTGATACAACTCCAAAGACCAAGTAAGTCCAAACCATATGAGTGTCGAACCACCACTTTGAAGATTAAGACCGTGTCCAGCACTTGCCGGATGAATAGCGGCTATAGGGATATTGCCGTTATTCCAATCTTCAATATCTTTCGATGTTTTTATCTGTCTAGCAGGAAACCTCTTCTGAATACGCTCCAAATCATGCTTATACCAATAGGCAACCAGCACCGGTTTACCGTTTGCTCCTTCAATCAAGTCCTCCAAGGCATCAAGTTTTCTGTCATGAATCAAATGCGCCTTGTTTTTATCATCATAGACAGCACCGTTGGACATCTGCAGGAGTTTGCCGGAAAGAACAGCCGCATTTACTGCATCAATTTCCTCATCACCTAAATTTGCTACCATCTCATCTCGGAAATCAGAATAAATGCTCCATTCCTTTTCACTCAGATACACAGGTACTTCATTTGTGATGCATTTAGGCATTTTGAGATAATCTGCAGACTTCATAGAAATCGTAATATCAGATATTTGGTTGTATATCCTTTCTTCAGCACCTGGCAACGGCTTATATGAAAAGATAATCTCAGCATTTCGCTTATCTGGTACAAAGTAGGCGCTACGGTAGTGGGTTATGTACCTTCCAAGTCTTTGACCTAAATCAAGGACACGAAACTCTGCCCATAAATCCATAAGTCCGTTACTTGAAGGTGTTCCCGTCAAACCTACAATTCTTCTTACAGATGGTCTTACTTTCAGAAGGCTTTTGAACCGCTTTGCACCATAGGACTTAAAAGAAGATAACTCATCAATTACAACCATATCGAAGTCAAAGGGGATACCGCTCTTGTTTACAAGCCAGTCTACATTTTCACGGTTGATGATATAAATGGTGGCTCTTTTCTTAAGAGCATTGATTCTTTCTTTTTCCGTTCCTATAGCCACAGAGTAAGATAAGCCTTTGAGGTGATCCCATTTTTTTATTTCCGCGGGCCATGTTTGGGATGCAACCCTTAATGGTGCAATCACAAGAACCTTTCTTATTTCAAATTTATCAAGACATAGGTCAAACAATGCAGTAAGAGTGATTGCCGTTTTTCCTAACCTAAGCCCATATCAAGGAATATTGCAGATATTGGCTTGCTCTCGATAAAATCAATTGCATACTGCTGATAATCATGTGGTATGAACTTCATTCGGCATCACCTCCTATCGCTTGTAACACTTCATCAATCTGCTCTAGACTATCAATGCAGTAAACTAAAAAGCCTAACGCTTCCAGCTGCCTTTTTCGCCTTACTTGCAGAGGACGCATCATTTTTCCCGGTGCTTTTAATTCAACAAATGCGATTCTACCTATAGGGAGTAGCACAAGGCGGTCTGGCATACCATTAAATCCGGGACTTACAAACTTCGGGGCAATGCCTCCCATGCTCTTTACTGCTGCTACTAGTTTTTGCTCTATATATTTTTCACTCACTTTTACCTCCCATCTGACACAAGGACACAATTATCACAACCTTTCCCTATATTTACTTACGCGGGTGTGCGCTCACAGGATTTAACTATCCCTTTTAATAAAAACCATTTTGAATATAAGGGAAAAAGTTGTGTTGTGTGTGTCACGCTTAAGTAGTTTTCTGGTACAAACGCTGCCTGCCGTAAATCGGCAAACGCTTGATATTAGTGGTTCGCTCCCATCCGTTAATCTGAGCCATGAGTGCTGCAATCTGATAGCTATCCGTAGTTTTTAAGTCAGGGAGACTATGATTTAGGCATTCACACCATATCTCTGCATTGCTTACTGACGTACGTGCAATAGTTCCTATATGCTGGGCACCACCAAACTCACTGCCATTCAAGTAATTACGGCGGGCAAACAAATCCATTTCATCCCAGTCCGTTGGTAAAGGCGTATTAAGATACTCTTCCACCATACCGACACGCTCGTCAGTTTCCATCGCACCCTTTTGCGCTTTTTCAGCTTCTTCTAAAATGTCACCTTCGAGATACAACTTTTCGCCGGACTTCCATATTTCTTTTGCTT